AAACCTAAGTCGATATCCACATCAACTGTGTCTCCATCAACTATTCTAACTATTTTACATTTATACTCGTACATTTAGTTCTCCCATGCAATGTTAGTTTTTTGTTTTGGTGGTTCGTTGAAAGTAAAATTGTTACCACCACCAATAATACATACTATTTCTGGACTAATAACTTCTACGATACTAAAAGTTTTAGTTTCTAGATTCACTGCAACAATAATTTGAGTTTTAATAAACTGTCTTCCATCTGTTGCAGCCGAAATACCATCAGCAGTGAACCAAGGTTTTTCACCAAACTGTCCATCAACAAGTGATAACATTTGTTCCATGTTCATACAAGACACTGGTTTCTGTGAATTGTAGTTTTGTTTTTCATGTTCTGCATATGCACTTGTTGTTAAAACAAGTGATAAAACCAATGCACTAAATATCTTTTTCATTTGCACCACCGTATGTTTGTCCTATTTCTCTCATAATGTCTTCATTTACACAATTCAACTTTGTTGGTAGGATTTCACCTTTATATGCTTGAACTGATTTTCTGAAAAGATTAATCTGATTATTTCTTGCAAATGTCATACATTCTTCGTACTCACTAAACTGCAAGTAAGGTATCCACAGAGGTGTCTCTTCTTTTCCTACAGCGTTAAGCTGCGTTGTCATTACTATTATTATGAACCACTTCATTTTCTTCTTTTTCCCAATGAGTTGTGAAATCGTCAATGGTTTCTACTAGTAGTGGTAAGTAGTCATGTTTAGTCTTTATGAATTCTTGGACGATTCCGTCTTCTGTTACAACTAGAATTACAATTTGATTGATTTCAATTCCAGTTCGTTCTTCAAACATCTCGGCATATGCAGATGCCTGAATATAGTAAGACTCGTTCCAATCATCATTTCGTTCTTTAGTAGAAGTTTTGAAGTCAATGATAGAAGGTACTCCATTGTATTCACCAATGCAGTCAACTCGCCCTGCTACCTTATATTTATCAGAGTATAGACCACACTCTTGTGCATAGATGTTATCTACTTTTTCACTAAGTACTGGTTTGATTTGACCAAAGAGAACATAAGGAAGAAAGTTCTTCTTATGTGTTTCTTCATCAAAGTTGTTATTTAGAAAATCCTCACACATATGGTGAACCTTAGTTCCTCTGTGTGCGGCTGTTCTTGCAACATAGTTTGCAACATCATCACCTACTCGTTTTCTCCATTCCATAAGACCTTCCATCTTACGTCTTTGAAGAACGGTAGTGATAGAGGGGTAAAGTTTCCCCTCTGGAGTTACATAGAATCTTTTGCGATTGACGTTTTTAGTAGAGAGTTCTGGTATCTCTACTGGCTTGTGTGTAAACATAATGTATCCTCACGATTTAATTTCTACCATAATAACAAACTCAAACCAGTTTGTCAAGTCAAATAAGTTTTAACGCAGCCTCTGTGGTTTCGTTAACTCTTCTAGTCCAACCACGACCAAAAGTACTGAAGTGTTTTAGTTTCTCATAATACTTTTGTCTGTCTGATTGATATGTTTTGACAACATCTTCGATACCATGTTTGTCAACATATGCACTAATTTTTTTGAGAGAGTTGGGCCCGATTGCACCATCAGCGGCTGTACCAACAATCTTCTGAATAAACTTTGCAGCTCTTCCAGTTCCAGCATTCACTCCAAAATCAAAAACGCAAAGTGCAAGCGCTGGATGAAGGTCATCACCTTTTACTCTATCCCAATATTCAGTTTTATAGATTGGTGCGACATCTAAGATTTCTAAATCTCTCATAGATTTTTGTCTAATACCATTCTTTTTACAATACGCTTCATAAACTTTCTTAGTTACACCTAAGTTAGTTTCGCCGCCTGGGTCATCTGGATGGTCTACATATCCGCCTTCGTGGTGTAGAATCATTTCCAAACAACGATTGTATTCTTTGTTTATCATTTACCTTGTCCTCTATATTTTTTATAACTTCGTCTTTTATGTTTATTCATTGTAGAAGTTATAGGTTTCTTTCCCATTGAAGTACCTTTCTTCACTGGTTCGTGAACTGAAGCTGTTGAAAACATTTTAGCCATTATACTTCAACTCCTTTTTTTGTTTTACTGATTAAATAACTACGAACTAAACCAGAACGAACAATATCACCAATATTAAATTCTACAGATGCGAATTCATCCATCTCTGCAATGATATCCATAAATTTAGGCATACCATCTTTATCTGAACTTTTTACTAAATCAGATTGGAAGAAATCACCAGAGAAAATAATCTTGGAATCTTGACCAACTCTTGTCATGATTGTATCTAGTTCATGAAAGTTCAAGTTCTGACATTCATCAACTATAATGATAGAGTTGTCCAACGTAATACCTCGCAAATATGATGTTGTTAAAAACATGACAGAGCCTTGTGCTTTTAGTCTATCATACAACATTGTAAATGCTTGGTCACTAGGTTGTTCAAACATGAACTGTACCATATTCTGATACGGAATCTGATACAATGCAGTTTTGTCTTCTTCATCGCCTGGCAAGAAACCGATTTCTCTTGTGGGTACTGCACTACGAATTAGATACACGCAATGATATGGTGTACTTGGGTCTAATACTTTCTCAAGTGCAAGGTACAAGGAAATAAAAGTCTTTCCAGTTCCAGCGGCTCCATGAAGGAATAATTCTTTGTTATCTTTTTTAAATGCCTCAAAGGCAACTTTTTGATTGTCTGTGATTGGTTTAATAGTTACCAAATCATCAATTTTTACATCTTGTTTTTTCGCCATTACACATCCTTCAAAATCTTATGTTTTTTCAATACTTGTCTAGTATTTATATCCTTTGTAGACTTCTTACCGTAACGTCTTGCGAGTGGAGAGCCAGGGTGTGCTTCTGCAATCCTTGACATATTATCTTTCCAACCACCATCATTTCTAATACCACCAACATCACTTACAATAGATACAAGTGACGGCAGTTGTACAATATGGTCATTCTCTTTTAAGAACTCCTCTTTACCAGAGATAGAAAAAAACTCTTCCCATTCTTCTCCAGTGTCATTATTTTTAAAACTATAAGTTGGCATTTTCAATTTTCTCTTTTAATTTTTGTATCTCTTCAGCCTGTTCTTTGATACGAATCATAAGTTGATGATTTTGTTTTTGCATCTCTGCAACTTCTCTCATCCACATATCTGCTGGAGATATGTATGGTTTTTCTGTCCATGCACTTAATTGACCATCTTTGGTGATATCGTCCATTGGGTCATCTTGTTCTTCCATTTTTGTCTGCCTTAGTTTCCAGAGCATCCAATCATAGTATCGTTCTGGCTCTGGGTCATGTTCTTGTACCATATTGGTGTACCTCTTTCCTTCCAAGTTGCAAAACTTCTTTTTGCAGTTACATAAAAATTACGATACGCTTGTACTGAATCACCTTTTACCATACACTCTGGATATTGTTTCATGGCTTGTGGAACTGGTGTTGTCTTTCCAAGAGTAGGAATATTCTTAGGTGGTTCTCGTAACAACCACCAATAATCTTTTGCACCATGTTCTTTACCATACCTATATGTATATTCGTCACAAATCAGTCTATAATATGTATACATTAACATATAGTTCTCACGACACTCACGCAACCAAATATTAGTTGGGTGATTGACATGACCAGCAAGATACAGATGTTTGTTCATCTTTCGGTCTGGATGTTTCCACCGTTTAATTCTTGCACCACTTTTGGTTCTATCAATATACATTTCACCATCAAGAATTCTGTGTGCAGTACATAACATCTGTTTGTACTCTGTAGGCATCTTGACTATATGTTTGTCACAATGATACTCAATAGATTGCCATGGGTCTTCATCTAAGTAGAAAAAGTTCATAATGATTTTATCCTATCTAAAGTTTCATATACTGTTTGTACGCCTGCATAGCCGACTACATCATCAGTAATAGGAGTATCGTAACACAAATCTCCCTTGGAGTCAAGTACTGCAATCTCATACAATCCTCTATCGCCCCCATAAGATACATCATGAGAAACTACAGATGCACCATACCCATTTTCAAATTCATATACATATCCAACTCCATTGTGAATATGGTATTTTCTTTTATAACCTTCTAACATTATTTTTCCCATCTATAAAATATGTGGTCTTCAATTTCAATTGTCCTTGTCTTGGTTTTTCTCCAAGAAGGATAAACATAATCTGCATGATAATGTGTTGCACCTTCAGTTATATCAACAACTGTAATATCACCATAAACCAAATCAAGTGCCATGTCATACAATGCACCATATGTTGTTGGTTCTTTAGGTTCATCACTTTTACCATCACAGTACCAGCTAAATTGGCATTGATGTCTGATTGGATAATATTTCCTTGCACTTTCTGGTACATTCTTACCTCTAGTTTTCCATGATTCTCTAACAGGCCCTTGATGTACAACCTCACAGATTGTATTAGGATACCTATTGTCTTTAACACGATTTAACACGACTAGACTTACTGCAAGTTGACCAGCGAGTCCTTGACTACGAGCTTCATAATACATATTCTTTGCAAGACAAGTCGCTTGTTTGTCTAGATATTGTGTTGCATCATGTGGAGTTACCTCTACACCAGCCGCTGATGCAGAGACAACAAAAGTAGTTAATAGTTCTTTAAGCACTTTTTTCTACCATAAACGCATCCAGATATTCTGGATTAGAAGTTT